TGAAGCCGCTGCCGCTGCCGAACGCGCCCGGATCGCAGCCGAGGCACGGCAGGCCGAAGCCTCACAGGCCGAGCTTGTCCAGCGCGCGCAGGCTGCCGAGGCCGAGCGTGTTGCAGCGCAACAGGCCGCAGCGCGCGCCCAGGCACAAGCCGCCGCCGCCGTTGAGGCGACGAAGTTTGCAGCGCCCGCTGTTTCCGGCATCAAGGCCGTGCTCGACTACGAGGTGGAGGACATCCACGCGCTTTACGCGCACATGCCTTTGCTTGTGGACCTGACGCCGAAGCGCCGGGAGATCCTCGCCACGCTGGAGCGTCTCGCCGCCATCGGCGCAGTGCCGACGATTGCCGGGCTAAGAGTCGTTGAAAAGCTGAAACTGAAATGAGCGCGCCCACGCCCCTTGAGGCTCAAGTCCTTTGGCTCAGCGCCACAGGGCTCTCTCGGAAGCACATTGCCTCCGAGCTGGGGTGCACTGAAAACGCGGTCAAGCTGGCACTCACCGCCGCGCGCCGGAAGGCGATTGCCGCCGGTGTCAGCATCACCCACAACCCACACCCACCAACGGACCTACGCGAAAGCGGGTTCTTAATCCTCAAACGCCTGGCTGCGGAGGCCGGGCTCACCAAGTAACTACCACCCTATGCAAGCAAAATACATACTGCCAAGAATTAACCTGCAATCAAACCCGCCGATCCCCGCCGAAGTTGGCTCCGGCAAACTGGTAATCATTCGCCACCCAAGCGGGGAAGAAGCCGTGCACGTCTCCTGCAACGGCTCATTTATGCCGCTCGTGCCGCCGCCTATCAGTTGGGAAGGAGTTCGCGTGCAAGCCGCGATTGAGGCGATGCAAGGACTAAATTCCAACCGCATTGGCCTTTCACTGAAGGAAATCACCGAACTAGCCGTCGCACAAGCCGACGCGCTCATCGCCGAGCTTCAGAAGGAGGTGCAGGCGTGAGCGAAAACGTTTGCAAGCATGGACAAAATCCCTTTTGCGAAGAATGTTCACGCCCTCAGCCGTTTGAAATTTCAGTCAATCCAAACACACGGGAAATTTATTTCTTTGATGCAAATGCACAGCCGGTTTGCCTCAGTAAAATAAGCCGCGAAATGAGCGCGCACAACACCACCAACACGGCACAAGCTGTTTGCCCTCACTGCGGGAAACAGGACGATGCTTCCGACGAACTAGGGTTTCCGTTTACGGAGGAAGGCACGGACAACTGCCTGACTTGCGGGAAACCTTTTGAATGGGAACGCACGACAGTCGTTACCTACACAACCAGAAAACCCAACACCAACACACCGAATGAAATCAGAGCATAACCCAGCCCGCTACTCTAAACTCCTCGCCCCGATCACACGCGAAGAAGCAAACGCAAACCTAGAAGCATTTTTCACCGAGATTGGGAAACTTCGTGAGAAATACCACTTCCCGGAATGCTTGACTGTTGTGAAGGTCAACGTGGAATACGCGGACGGTGAATGCGGCGAAGCTCTTTCGCATTGCCACTACGGCTCGCAACTCGAAGCTGAATGTCTCGCCGCGTATGCTCTTGGGCAAACACAAGCCCAAGGCCGAGAAATGGTCAACAAGCTCCTAAGCCGAAAAGGAACCCGCAGCGCAGACTAAACTAAACACTATGATTCTCGATCTAATCGACACCCGCCTCAACGCTGCCGTGCTGAACGGCAAGCACGAAGTCCAGTCCGCGCTAAAGGAGCTGAAGGAGGCGATCCTTGCAAGCAGCGGCAACGCCGAAGCCGCTGCAAAGGCATGGGCAGGCGTGGAAGACGCTGACGCTTGGCTTACCAGCGTGCGCGGGACAGCGGAGCTGGTGGAAGCGCTTGAAGCCGATTCCAAGCGGTACATCCTTGACTGGATTACAAAACAGCGCCCGGACGACGCCCCTAGTGGCGGCATTTATGGGTTGCCGACGCGCGACCAAATTCGAAAGCTGCGAGCCATTGGTGAGATTGTGTTTTTTTCGGGAGCCTGCCCGCCAGAGTGTCTGCCCTGCGATGGCCGCGAGGTGTTCATTTCCGATTACCCGGAGCTGTTTGCCGCCATCGGCACTGTTTACGGCACGCCCGAGAACTGCGCTTCGTTCAAGCTGCCAGATTGGAAAAGCGGGGTTGGGCCGAATCCGCCTACATTCTGGGCGATCAAAGCGAAGGAGGTGCAGGCGTGAGCACCTTAAGCGAAACGACCGTCAAAGCCGCTCGCAAAAATCACGACTGCCATTGGTGCAACGAGCGTATCAATAAGGGCGAGTCGTACTACGTCTGGAAAGGGATCTATGAAGGCGATTTCTCGGTGTTCAAGACGCACCCAGAATGCAACGCCGCCGTAGAACGGACATTGGCGCACAACGGGGATTTTGAAATTGAGGCTTGGGATCACCAGCGCGGTCTTGCTGATCACGAGACACGGAAGGAGGTGCAGGCGTGAGATCCATTCGTCTTTCGCCCACCTGTATCTTATCAATGCCGGATGTTCTTGACGCTCAGGTTGTTGTGAACGGGCGCGTTTGGAAGTTCGAGTACGACCGTTTTCTGGGTCCGCTGTGGCTCAAGAAAAGCGGTGAGCCAAGGGCGTGCCAGTACCCAACAAACAAGGCCGTCTGGGCGGCGTTCGCCGAATGGCTAGAAAAGTGGGAAGCAGCCCGGACCAAACAGCAGCCCTGAGTTGCAAAATTTGCGGACAATCTGCGGACAACAAAACACCCGCCTCAAGGCTGGGGCGGGTGTAAGTCCTTGAAAATGTTGGTTGCGGGGACAGGATTTGAACCTGTGACCTTCAGGTTATGAGCCTGAGGGTTTCCGATTGCGCTAAGTTGCGCCCCCTTGCATCTTTTTGATTCTTCTATCTTATTCAGATTCACCCGCTTGCCGTAGGTTGCTACGGTTTGCGGACAATGCGCCCCGCCTGCGTACAATAGGCGGACAAACCAAAAACCAAAAACACCACCAAATGAACGAACCAGCAAACTGCCCACATTGCGGACTCAACCACGCGTTTGAAGTCGTGTGCAGGCAATACATTGACCACAGCTTTAACAACCCGGGCAAGTTTGACTCTTACCCACACGACAGCAGCAAACTGCTAGAGTGGCACGAGCGCAGACACAATAATGTGCATACAGCCTTGGACCTAGCTGGCATCAAAGGCGCTTGGAGAAAGCTCGCCGAAGATCGTGTCAATGATCTAGTTTCGGAACGCGACGTTGCCCGCATTGAGCGCGACGCCGCCCGCGCCGAGCTGGAAAAGCTCCGCGCGGATCACGACGCCCTCGGAAACGACATGGACGCGGTTTGTGTCGAGCGCGATGAGGCGCGGGACCGCCAGCAAAAGATTGCTGATGAGCGCGATGCGGCAAACCTCTCGCTTAAAGCGTGGAAAGGTAAAGCAGAGGCTTACGCCCGCGAGCGCGACCTAGAGCGCGAGGAGTCGCACAGATTGTTAACCGAGCGCAACGAAGCCCGCAGCCAGCAAACCGCCGATGAGCGGATCTGCGCGCAGCGTGATGAGTTCCGAATCCAACGTGACGCGGCAATCAAAGAACGCGACGTAGCACGCGACACTCGCGACAGGGCACATGCTGAGATCGAGCGGCTGAAAGCTCGCATTGATGAGATGGACAACTCCGACCTTGAGCCCTCACGGCTGGAGATAGCCGCGCGGATCATGCAGGGGTGGGCATCAAACCCAAACATGGAAGCCATGGCCGCTGGGCCGGGAGAACGTCCCGCCAACGCCGCCTTGCGCATAGCCGACGCCCTAATCGCAGCCGCCAACAAACAGGAGCACCCCGTTGCCTGAGCACCGTCAGAAACTCACCGTTCGCAGCGTCCAATCCGCTGCGGTCGGTTTTACCTGGGATTCCGTCCTTCCCGGCTTCGGCCTTCGCGTGCTGGAGTCAGGGCGCCGGTCGTTCATCATCCGCTACCGCACCCAGAGCGGGACAAGTCGCCTGCTGACCCTTGGCACCGCTGAGGAGCTGCACCCCGAGGAAGCGCGCGAGATGGCGCGCGAGCACTTCAAAGAGGTGCGCCAGGGTAACGACCCAAAGGCCGACCGGCAGGCAAAGCGCAAAGCCGCACGGCTGGAGGATCTCAAGACCAAGTTTCTCTCGGACCACGCCAGCCAGAAGAAGCCCGGCACCGAACGCAACTATGAAATCGCGTGGCGGCGTCACATCATGCCGACGCTGAAGAATCCCGCCGTGTGCGACATCACCACCTCCGACCTGATTGAGTTGCGGAAGAAGCTCGCGCACCGGCCCGTCAACTGCAACCGCGTGTTTGAGGTGCTGCGGAAGGCGTTTGACCTCGCGGAGAAGTGGAAGATGCGCCCCAAGGGGACGAACCCCTGCGACGACATCGAAGACTTCCCCGAGTCAGAGCGGGAGCTGATCCTTGAGCCCGAGCAGGTCGCCGCGCTCTGGGCCGCGCTGATGTCCCAACGGTGGATGCCGAACTTCGCCACCCTGATCCGCCTCCTGATGCTCACCGGCTGCCGCTGCGGTGAGTGGAGGCTCGCCCGCTGGTCGTGGGTGGACCTGCCAAACGCCCGCCTGCGTCTGCCGGATTCCGGCAGCAAGAACGGCGCGCGTGACGTGCCCCTTGCGCCCGAGGTAGTCGAAATCCTGAAGGCGCTTCCGCGCACGTCTGTCTTCGTCCTCCCCGGCAAGAAGGGAGGCCCGATCAGCGGCCATCAACGGATGTGGCGCAACCTGCGCGACCACGCCGAGCTTCCCAAGGAAACGCGGATGCACGACATCCGGCACACGGTCGCCTCCTACGCGCACAAGCACGCAGGAGCGACACAGCGGGACGTTGCCGACCTCCTCGGGCACAAGCAGATGTCCACGGCTGCCCGCTACATCCACGGCCCAAACTCGGAGAAGCATCAGAACGCCGGAAAGGCGTCCGCCACGATCCTGAACCTAGTCAGCGTTGCTAAAGACCGCGGCGCAGAACCAACCAAAGCAAACGCCTAAGTAAAAAGCGCTGAGAGCGACCAGCAATGTGATAGCGGGTGCGAGGAGTCATCGCGCCTCGGTGATTTCCGATTCGAGACGCCACCCTTCTTTTACCCGCTCCACACGCAGGCGCAACCATGCCGCGCCGGTCGGCTTTGGTGGGCCTCCACGCTCGATGTGCCATCCGCCGTGCCCGTCTTGGTACTCCTCTTTGTAGCCCGGCGTCCGAACGTGGACTTGCCGCTGGTGCTGCACCGTGTTTGCACGGCTGAGCCGGATGCGCTGAATCGGCATCACCCAAGCGTCGTGCGTGTGCCCGTTGTGGACGACATCGGCGTCTGACAGATAGACCGCCTGCCGTGCCGTTTGAATCGTCCCGCGCGTGACAGGCCCGCCTCCCCCGTAGCCGTGGTGATAAAAGTACGTCAGGCCGAGCTGATCTTTTGACCGTCCCTTAGGCAGCACCGAGATCCGCACAAATCCCGAGAACCCGCCCGTGCGCGCCGGGGAGCCCTGGATCCGCAGCCGCTCCGACAACCGCTCAATGAGGTCCGTCTCGTGCCGCCTCTTGATGCTGGTTTCGTGGTTGCCGTAGCCCCGAAGGCAGAGTTGCGACGCGTAGGGGGCGAGCCATTCCGCAGCCTGGTTGACGCACTCGTCTATGTAGTCCCCGCACATGAGTTCGGGCCGAAGGTCGCTCTTTGAAGAGCGCGGGTCATATTTGCCCTGCATCACGTCGAAGAAGTCGCCAATGTCGAGCACCGGCGCGTTCAGCTTCACGGCTTGGTCGAGGTGCTTCGCCAGCATGTCGCGGTCGCAATGGGGGTTGTCCCAATGAACATCGGACTGAAGCAGGATTTGCGTTTCTTCTTCTCGGTCTAGCTCGATTCTGAGCTGGTGGACGTTGCGGCTGTGTTCAACAAATTTCCAGTTCATGATTCGGGGTTTGGGCCTTCGGCGGTGATGGTCGTTTGCCACCCCGAACGGCTGATTTTGTGGGCCACGCTTTTCACTGACCAAACGTAATCGGCCCCGGCGCGAAAGCCCAAGGTCGTCAACTCTGCCCCGGCGACAACGTCGAGCCGCCCCACACAGGTGAGCGTGAGCGTCCGGTTGACGCGAGCGATGCGGTTCGCCTGCGCTTTTGCCGCCGCTTGGGCGTCTGCACCCGTGGCGTAGGTGAAGATGTCTTTGATTCCGCCGTTGTCGCCAGAGGCATCAACTAGGGTGTCGCTCATTTTGAGGCCTCCCAGAGTTCGCCCTTCGGCACATCAAAAGCGGTTTCGCTTGTGCTTGCGGCGTTGTAGTCAATGGCCGAGGCTTTCACTTGTTTGATGTCGGCCATCTTGGATCCATGGACCACATCGAACGTGGCGCACTCTTCCCGCTGAACCGTGACGCTGACCTTCTTCCCCGAGACGCTCTTCCCCTCGCCTTCCGGGACAATGACAAGCTTCCCGTCCATCGGCTTCAGGACGCCCCCCGAGCGGCGCACGATCCGCAGCAAGAGGTTCAGGTCGCTCTCGTCCACTTGGTCGATGTGGTCAATGTTTGTGCTTGCCAGCTCCTCATTCACCGCCGCGGTGAGGCCGTTGCGGGATGCGAGAGAGTTGGCAAGCTCCCCCAGCGTTGTTCCGCTGTAAGACTGGCTCCGGCGCGTGACGAGGGTTTTCGAGTTGATCGAAGAATCCGCGGTGAACGGTGTGCTCGAACAGGTCAGCGTGCAGAGGTCCGGCGGGCCGGAAAGCCGCACCTCGTCCACGACGAAAGCGTTTGCTATGCGGGTCAGCCGTCCGTTGTAACCGAGTTCAACCTCGATGCGGTCGCCGGGGCGCGGCAGCTTGATTTCCGGTTCCCCTTCCAGCGCCGTGTCGAGCACAAGCGTGAGGCTGTCGGTCTGCTCGTCCACCGAGTCAACGATGTCGAGCGAAACCATGCGGTCGGAATAGTTTGAGGTCAGCTCGTTCCCGTTGGAAAAAATGCGGAAGCTGGGGAGGAATGACTCCTCGAGCGCGGCAAATAACCCGGCGAGGTTCATAAGCTGATGTCGGTCGCGTTCGCCGTCGAAGCGGTCGTTAGCGCCTGCACGTCAGGCAGGACGATCAGCAGCCCCGAGGGCAGCGTTTCCCCGTAGTCCGCGAGGTTTTGGTTGAGCCGAAGCGTTTCCTCGACCACGCCGCCCGCCGTGGTGTCGAGCACCCGGAAGCAGATCTCGTCCACGGTTTCGCCTTCGCGCGTGCGGTAAAGTGTGGTGGCCATTAGACAAGCGAGATGAGCTTTGACGCCTTGCCCAGCGCTTTTGCGAGCGGGGAAACGCCGTCGTCGTATTTCTTAATCTTCACCGCCCATTCGGTGAGCCTGGGCGCCGCAAAAGAAGTGTGGAGCTTTCCGGTGTCTTCGATTGTCTCGATGACCCAGCGCCCCAGCACCATCCCTGAACCGCTGATGAGCATGAGCGGCGTTGCCTGCTCTGCGAGGTAGTGGAGCCGGTAGATGTTCGCGTGCCCGCCCGTGAACGGAGGGCAGAGCTTGCCCTTGAGCTGCCGCGTGCGTGCGCTCTGGCCGACGTAGTGCATCGCGGGGTATTGCCCCATCCGCTTTGTCTCGGCCCACTCAAACGAGACGCTTTCTGACAGCTCCTCATAGGCTGCGGTCGAGATCATGAAGGGGTAAATCCCCAGAATCATTTGAACGCCGAACATAGGTTAGTTTGGTGCGAGAACGCTTTGCATGTCATAGAGCGGCTTCCGCCGAACCTCCGACCGGATGCCGTTTGCAATCTCGGCCCCGTTCGCCCCGGGGGCGTGCACGCTGATGTTAAAGTTGTTCGTCTGCGTCTTGCTGCCGCCCGAGTTCGTGCTCTGGAGGGTCTGAGGCGGCATGAGGATTGCGCCCCCGGCGATGCTTGCGCCCGATGGCTGGAAGGAGGTTGTGCCAAGGCTCACCCCGCCACCGAAAAACTCGCGCACCTTGTTTGTCCCAGCAGAGATTTTGTCTAGGAACGCCGTCAGCACGCCGGAGATGCGGTCAAACTGCGCCCCGATCCAGTCGAACGCGGGTTTGAGCGCGCCCATGATTTTTGCGCCCGCCTCGTCCATCACTTCGCCGAGCTTGGTTTTCCACTCCATCAGCTTGTCGGTAATGGCGTCCCAGTTCCAGATGATCGCTGCCGCAGCCGCGCCGACCGCAACCGCGAGCAACCCCCATGGCCCGAGCAGCGCCCAGCTAGCAGTTCCGGCGCTCCACAAGAGCGGGATCAGTTGCCCAATGGCAAGGATCGTGGGGGCGAAGTTCAGCGCCAGCAGCGCCGCGCCCAGGTTGCCCCAGCTACCCGCAAAATCCTTCACCGCGTTGACGGTGTCCCAGATTTCTTTGCCGGTCGCCTTCAGCGACTGCCAGAGCCCCGGAAGCTCTTTGATGAACGCCTTTACCGCCGGAATGACCGTGTCGTGAAACGCGGTGCTGGCTTCCTTTGCCCATGCGCGAATCTCGGCGTTATTTTTCGTCACAAAGTCGGTAAGCGCGCGGGCAGCATCAGCAAAGGTGGGCTCAAGTTCGGATCCCACGATGTTTGAAACGCCTTTGACGGCCATCCCAAGAGTGCCAAAGGCTGAGGCGCCGTCTTCAACCCGGTTCTTCATTTCGCCGTCGAGCAGGTAGCCGGTCTTTTTCGCCTGCTGATAAACCTCCTCCATCCCGGCAGCGCCTTTATTCAGCACGGGCAGCAGTCGCACCCCTGCCTCGCCAAACAGTGCCTGAGCCATCGCCGCTTTGTTTGCCTCGCCTTTGTAGGTCTTGAACTTTTCAGCGATAACAAGAAGCTGTTGTCCGACGGGCAGCTTTTTCAAGCGCGAATAACTGATGTTGAGCTTTGTGAGCCCCTCCACTGCGCCTTTTGAGCCCTCCTCAATCGACCGCTGAAACTGCCCAATACCAGAACGGAACGAGTCTTCAGGAATGCCTGCTTTTGTCGCGGCAAATTGCCAAGCCTGAAGGGCCGCCGTCGTTGTGTTGAGCGAATCGGCAAGGTTAAGAACCTCTTTTCCGGAATCGACAAAAGAACGCGCAATCCTGTACATCGCAAATCCGGCAGCGCTGGCGCCCGCAACCACAAGTCCAATCGTCCGAGACGCCCGCCCAAAATCTCGCTCGAACGCCTCCCCAACGCGACCGACGCCAGTTTTCAGCCGATCCATCGTTTCGCCCAGACGCCGCGTACCAGCCTGCACGTTTGTCAGGCGAGCGTGCTCGCTGTCTATGGCGGCCAGCTCTTGATTTAACCGGCGCTCTTCAGCCGATAGGTTGTTGATGTCCACCCCAGCGGCCCGCGCCCGCTGGCTCAGGTCCGCCAACGCTACGCGCTGCCGGTTGAACTCTGCCGTGGCGTTTCGGACATCGCGCTCAAGCTCGCGCGTGCGCCTGCGCCCTGCCGGAGTGTTCGCTTCCCAAGCGTTGGCTTGGTGCTCGCGGAGCATTCCCTGGGCGCCTTCGCGCCAGTCGTTCGCATCGCCGAAACGCCTCCGCTGCTGCCCCAGCGCCTCAGCCAGCCCAGCGGAGGCCCGCGTGCGGGTGATCGCGCGCCCAAGCTCATCGACGCGCCGACGCGTTGCCCCCAGCACGGAGTTGAACGAGCTGCTGAGCGCGGCTCCGAACTCGATTGTGGCGGCGTAGCGTCTGGTTGCCATTAGGATGAGACGGGAGGTTTAGGAATCACGGCCACCCACTCGGCAAGTTCTTCTGTGGTCATTTCCATTAGTTCAGCGTGCGACCACCCTGTAAAATTTGCGACGAACAGCACGGCCCGCCGTGCGTCCTGCTCGTCTAGCCAAAAAAATCTTCAAGCGCCTGCTGGACTTTTTTGTAGTCCGCAACGTCAAGCTCCTGCACGTCTTCCGGCGACCACTCCGCAAGGTTTGCAATGAGCGCAATTTCCTGATCGGCACTGTCGCCTTTGACCTTTCGAGCGGCGAGCGTGTCCCGTGTCTTGGGCCGACGAAGCCGGATGCGCGTCACTTGTGCGCCGTTGATCGTGATGGGGTGGTCAAGGGTGATGTCGGTTGCCATGGTTGGTGTTGGTTGAAAGTGGTTGCGGGGGCGGGATTTGAACCCGCGTTCTCGTGGTTATGAGCCGCGCGACTTAACCGGACTTGTCCACCCCGCGATTAGAACTAGAGGCCAATGGCCGCGCGGATCTTGGCAAGGCGGTCCACGCCGTTGATGATCCGCTTCATGTTCACGACGTCGATGTCGTGAATGGTGGCGCCGTTCTGCTCGTAGCGGTAGGCGCGCACAGCCA